TCCGAAAAGTGCACCCTGATCATCACAGAGGGTGACTCTGCCAAGGCTCTTGCAGTGGCGGGACTTTCAGTGGTGGGGAGGGATCTCTTTGGTGTGTTTCCTCTTCGTGGAAAACCTAAAAATGTACGTGAGGCGTCAGTCAAGCAGCTTCTGTCAAACCAGGAATTCAGTGATCTCAAAAAGATCTTGGGACTCCAACAAGACAAGGAGTACACGTCACTGAATGAACTTCGGTACGGGCGTCTCATGATCATGACGGATGCTGATCACGATGGGAGTCACATCAAGGGTCTGGTGCTCAACATGATTCACTGCTTCTGGCCGAGTCTGCTCCCCCTCGGATTCTGTGTGAGTATGGTGACACCCATCATCAAGGCGTCACGTGGGAATGAATCCAAGTGGTTCTTCACCGAATCATCCTTCAGGAGATGGGACCCACAGGGGTGGAAGATCAAATACTACAAGGGTCTGGGAACCTCGACATCCCAAGAAGCGCGTGAATACTTCAAGCAGTTGTGCAAATTGACGATTCGTTTTGAGCGTGACGACAAAACGGATGAGTCCATCATCTTGGCATTTGACAAGACCAAGGCGGATGCACGCAAAAGGTGGCTCATAGATAACAGTGAGATTGATCCCAATGTGAGGGAGTTGAACTATGGGTCCATCCAAGATATAGGTATTTCAGAATTCATTCACCGTGACATGGTGAATTTCAGTCTCGCAGATCTGAGAAGATCGGTGGCACACATGTGTGACGGTCTCAAACCATCCCAGCGCAAGGTGGTGTATGCATGTCTCAAGAAGAACCTCCGCGAGGAGATGAAGGTGGCGCAGTTGGCGGCGTACGTGTCCGAAAAGACAAGTTACCATCACGGTGAAGTGTCACTAGCAGAGACGATTGTGAAACTTGCTCACGACTATGTGGGTTCAAACAACATGAACTACTTGGAACCGTGTGGGCAGTTTGGGACTCGTCTCATGGGTGGCAAGGATGCGAGTCAGACCCGCTACATCTTTACAAAGTTGGCCCCATGTACTCGGCGGCTCTTTGATGTTCGTGATGACCCTATCCTCACCTATCTTGATGACGATGGGAAGCAGATTGAACCCGAGTACTATGTCCCTGTGATCCCAACAATCCTGGTGAATGGCACGGAGGGTATAGGCACAGGGTTTAGCACAAACATACCATCCTTCAATCCCAAAGACATTATACAAAACATTGAGAGAGCACTCAAGGGTGAAGCACCGAGGCGCATGAAGCCGTGGTTTCGGGGATTCCAGGGAACCATCTCGGATGGTGAGACTGAACAGTCGTGGGTGGCGTGTGGGTGCTACACACTGAATGGGTCAAATGTCACGGTGACGGAACTCCCACCGACACGGTGGACTCAGGATTACAAGGAGCATCTGGATACTCTCACGGAAAAGGGTATCATCACGGGGTACGTGAACAATAGCACAACGGATCAGGTGAATTTCGTGATCCAGGGGTATCGTGGGAATGATCTCAAAAAGGATCTGAAACTTGAAAAGACATTTCACACGAGCAACATGCACCTGTTCCACCCTACGAGTGGGATCAAAAAGTACGATTCGGCGGAGCAGATACTGGTGGACTTTTTGGAGGTGCGCATGAAATACTACAAGTCACGAAAGGAGAATCTGTTGGACAATATGGAAAAACTCAAGGTGGTCCTTGACAACAAGGCGAAGTTTGTCCGTATGGTGGTGGAGGGTGACTTGGTGGTTTTCAAAAAGAAACGGGCTGATCTCGAGCAGGAACTCAACCAGCTCAAGTTTATCAAGATTGACGACACCTACGATTACCTGTTGGGGATCAAGACATACCAGTACACACTGGAGGAGATTACCAAGTTGTACACGGAGGCTCAGAAGATTGTACAGGAGATTGCGGATCTTCAAAAGACCCCAGTGGTTGAGATGTACCGCGCGGATTTACACAACTGCAACATATAGATTCAGTGTCCGACTGTTCAAATTCGCATCAGTGGCTACAAAGGTGATGGTGTAATTACCCACAACGGTGTTTACAATGGTGTTTGATTCTGTTATGGTGGCACCTGCGTCATCCGTTTTTATGTTGAGGTAGATGTTGATGGTATTGTACTTTATAAAATCTGAAAGTGCAGTGTCCTTTGGCATGTTGACAGTGTCTTCACTTGCTATACCATCACTATTGAAAGTGGATGTAAAAATGGGGGCTACTATATCATACGGGACATAGTACGTATTTGCATAGTATCTAGTTCGACTGCGAAGTATAGTTTCGGTTTTATTTGTGTATACTTGATCCATTTTGTATTGATAATTATAGGGTGTTTTTCCTGTAAGATTCTTCAATTGATATGTCTTTGTAGTTGCACCTGCTAGCCATGTAGAGGGTGACGCAGGTGTGAATATACTCGAAGAACTTGATATACTGATGACACTATTCGATGATGGTACAGTTGTGTAATCAATCGCCATAATGAAATAGACTGCAGATACGGCTGCGGTTGTGTATATGTACCTACCCGTCCCCATTGTAGCGGGTGTAATATATGATGCCGAGGAGGGGCTATAGTTTTGATTGGTACCATCCTCATATTGGGTCCTTGTTGTTGACACTATATTACTGAAATTCTGTGCCTGGAGGGTAATTCCTGTTGAACCAGATGTATTGCTTGTTGTGAGTGGTATGACATTCGATGTCACCATTGTAATATTTGTAATTCCAGCCAAATTACCAGGTATGTCACTGTACCCCTGAAGAGCCACAATCTTACCCGTGCCACTTGTAGGAATGAACTGTATGACATAATAGGCAGAACCGCTACGCACTCCCGCCGTTAAAGAAAATGTACGAGTCAGTGTACTTTGTAGATTCCTCGTAATGATGACAGTGTACGTCTGTGTGGTGCGCAAGTCAGGTTCTGTAAAAGTGTACGTCTTTGAAGTGTCAATTGCTGTAAAAGAGGTGAGTGAACCACGAGTACGTGATCCGTTATAGGCACGGATGGTGCCACTCCCAGAAAGGCCCGTCACTTGTAATGTTACATTTGATATGTTGTTACTAGAGTCATATGTGTCAGATGTTGGGGGTACCACAGCAAATGTGTAAACGAAATCATAGGTTCTTGCAAAATTAACTTTTGAATAGCTGGTGATGTTTCCACCAGAATTTCTGGTCACAAGGGCTGCATAGTAGAATCCAGATGATTCCTTGGTGTAGGAAACGCGTATAGTTCGTGTATCAACCTGAGCAGCATCAATCCATGAAGCTACATCTGTCGTATTGAAAAATGTATTGGAACGGTAGAGGTTCACGGTGGCGGTGGTGAGTAAGTTGGTGTAGAGACTCTGTTCGGGATTTGTGTCAAGGGACAGAGAGGAAAGGGGTGTAGCCTGGGTTGTCTTTAGGATGAGACGCATACTTTTGACAAATCCATAATGAGATGAGAATATGTAATTGTCTGTCGATGTCATACTGTATTTATCCACATTCGAAGTGACAGCGGGAGCATTCACTGCAGTGTACAGTAACTGTGAAATGGTACCTGGGACGTATATATTTGTATTTGTGAGTATGACACTCGTGTTACTTACAAAGGTGTCATTTGTGTCCAGCATGTATGAGAATTGAGTGTCTTGTAAATCACGTGGTGTCACAAACTGTGGGGTATCATCTTCATAAAGCTGCACACCCACAATTTCATTCCCATTCGTCACCTTGATGGCATAGTAATATCCCTGATCGGCTGTGAGATCAGGTAACCCTGTGGGGACTGTACCCTCGGAGACGGCTGCATCTGTACCAGACACGAGAGTTGGGTTGTAGTAACTGGGGTTTGTAAACATGAGTCCACAGAGACCGTCCTTTATAACCATAATGTTGTACGAACGTGCATACACGCGTATATTTCTATCAAACTGACTTGTGTTGAGGTACAGTGTCAGCTGTTTCTTTAAGATACGACTCATATTGACGTGACCCTGTGGTTGCTTTGAAAGTGGGTCGAGCACAAAAGGGTACACGTACCCTCGAAACAACTGTGTATTGTCTGCATCATTGTAATATTTCTGTGGAATGGTGTAGCACATCATCTGAGCAGAACCACTCGACTCTTCTTGAAATATATAGTTTCCATTGAAACGGAGGGACGCACCTGTAATATGATGTTCAGAGAGATAGTACCCTGTGTCCTCATTCTTGTAGTTTACATAGGAGTTTCTATAATTGCAAAAGTAGTGGAAAAAATTGCCATTTTGGAGTGTCTGGTACCGTGAAGGTTGAATGCACACGAATATTTCCCTCACGGGATTTTGGAAATTCAGATCCATCACCTTGACAGTCTCGGAAGTGAGCGCAGTTGTTGAATTCATCTGAACTTGTGTCACGCGGTACATCATACCATTCTTCATAAATGTGTTTTTGGTCGTTTCACTTCCCAGGATGATGTACTCTGCCGTGACTGTCACGTCACTGAGTTCGGGGAGTCCCGTGATGGGGGGTTTATTTGTGAGTTTTATATTCATCGTGACATTCTGGCGAGTCAGTGCCACCAAGGGTATCTCATACCCCTTGTTATCGAAAAAATAAAAGGGAAGTGGCAAGAGTACAAACTGACCGAAACTCGCATAGTCCTTTTTAAGGTCATTAATCTTCATCTCCGTGGTCTGCTCAAGTGCAACCAGTTCATTGGGTCCAAGGTACAATTTTAGATAGTTGAAGATGAATTCACCAGTCAAGCGCTCGATGAGCTGTCCACCGATGATGAGTTCCACATATTCCACGAGACTATAGAGAGCAAAGGTTTCCGTCTTGTCACGGATCAAGCTCGAGTACAGGTAGGTTGGTGGCAACACAATCTTCAAGAACAGCTTGGACAAGAGGTCGGCACGTCGAGGCACCTTGAACTGTATAGTGTCACCGTACGTTGGATTACGCCCCTTACTAATAGTCTCGAGGGCATTGTCAACAATCAACAGCTCGTACGGTTCTGTCTGTGCGTACCGCCGAAAAAAGTAGGACATTTTTGGTTCGCCCGATATGAAGACATCTTCACGTCCGCGTACACTTAACCTGAGTCTTCCTGAACTCATTCTATTCTAGAATCTAGTTTATATTTTTAAATATAAGAACCCCCGTGCCATTTTCTATGCGCAACATATTGAGAGAACGCGCTAGTATAAATAGTGTCTTGTCAGTGTTAATCACGTCCGTAGGAAAGTTGACAGTCAGGTTTTTATTATTCAACATGTTAAAGTTCACGGTACCCGCGGGACACGTAGATTCGGGATTCATGGAAAAGCTATAATTGTAGACGTACATGTTATTTGTCACGGTGTTGTGTTCAAATACAGAAGAGTGGTGCAGCATGTATTGCATATGTGACAAGAACATGTAGTCCGCCACCGTATCATCAATGACAGTTTCACCATCAAGATTCAGTCGGATACTCTCAATGGTGTGACCAGTACCGACACGCTCATTCTTATCAACGCGATTCGTCTCGATTCTGTCATTGACAAGAATGTACATGTACATCTCCACAATTGGATTTATAAATTCAAGACGTATTGTAGTTGTGGTAACCACGGGTGCGTCATCGACTGCCGCGGGGAGTCCATACCGTTCTTCTTGTGTCTGCACAAGTGTGTACGTCAGAGGGTTCTCCATAAAGAATTTGAATTCTGGTGTACTCAGATAGACGTATTCTATATCCATATACATGTGGGTCAATGTGACTGCGGACAGACTCTCCACCAGGGCCACATCATCATCTACACCCTCTGCAAATTGGATTATATTTTGGAGACCTCTCATATACACTCGAACCACGAGCTCCTGCTTGGTCAGGGCACACAGTGGGAATGACTGGCGACTCTCCATGGAGAAGTAAAAGGGGAGACCCAATACATAGTTTCGGTTTGTATTTTCGAGAATACTATCCTCTGAATCTGGGAGGATAGCATCCGTGTCATGGTTGTAGTGGAGAGGTCCCGTGTTTAGGATGTTCCCCCGTTTTTTGGAAAAATCGATAAACGCATTGTAATAGATGTTGATGAATTCTGGGTACAGTGTCTCAACAATCACATCACCCAAACGTAACTCGAATCGATCAAACATGTACACCGAAGGGACAAATGCAAGGAGTTCGCCCTCGACGGTTGTGGGTGGGGTGAATCCGAAACGTAGGTACATGTTCTTCACAAGGTCGCCATGTCGTGGCACGGTCAAGTCAAAAACATCACCAGCTCCAGTTGTGTTTTTGAGTTGGGGAACTCTGTCAAAATCACATGATACAGTCTGACAACAGAATGGTGTGTATTTTTTGAATTGTGAGATGAACCCAGTCGTCATAGTAAGATATGATTACATTTTTTTAATCAAGTTACCACTCTCAAAATTCAGTGACATGTATGAAGCTGTGTACACATAGAGATCGAAAACGTTTGTGGTGACTTCAGTAGAATTTATGAGTTTGAGAGACAGTGTGTATTTGCTCAGATCCTTGACGGAAGAACCAGATTCTTCAGAACTCAGGGGGTCTTCTTCGAACGCGTATGAGAATATGTTTTTTGCTGGACGATACAGTCCCTTTGTCTGTGAGAGGATATCCCTAAAAAATACAGATGTCGAGGGTATATTTGGATTGTCAGAACCAGAATACAGTAACTTGACATCATTTGTCGTGTGAAGCAACTGCATCTGTGAACACACTGGGAAGTCGTATTCGTTGTACCCATAGTAATTTCCCACGTACCCCGCACTCAGGGGATTCACGGCTGAATAATTCTCATGTGAACTAAAATTGAAACGGTTCAGGAACAAGTTGCTATTGGTGGTATCAGTCGCGGTCTTTATGAAACGCCTATTCTGAAAGAACCACCCCGCCACACATACAGGTGCGGTGCTCCCCAGCTGTACAGTGAGGATCGGAACAGAACCAGACGCCCCAGAAGTCTGGGTGGTTGTCTGGGCAGTCTTGTCAGTCTGAGCCGATTTGATTCGCTCAATTGTCATGTAACGAAGGGAAAATGGTCTCCGTTGTATGTAGAGTCGCTCTTGATCAGAGAGTGTCACTTGTTCAGACACGAGGGTGAGTCGTTGAGCGTACACATCTGTAGTACTGTTTGTGAACCACGCCTTTGGCTGGAACTCAATGTCGACATATATCTTCTGGTTAAAGACGGCCGCCATGGGAAAGGGTTCAGGTCGGTAACTGTGGGTTCTCCCGAAACAAAACCCTAAATTTATATACAAGTGGAGTGCACTACTCCGATGATCTGGTGACAGTGGGAGTATATCTGGATTGGTGACGAAATCTTGGGGTTGTATGAGGGTATTGATGTACACCTGACCATTCTGACAGAAATTCCGAACCGCATTGTCATGCTCAGATGTGAAGAGTTCATCCTTAAACACAAGACCCAGATCGTCAAGTTTCTCCACAGTGACGGTATCAACCCTGAATTCAACCGATTTTATGAGAGCCCTCCCAATCTTGTCAGTCCATATACCACCATCTGTGAGTGCGGGGAGATCCACTTTGAGAAATAGGTTTGTCAAGAGATCTCCCGAAATCTTTGGATCCAGGATGAACCCGACCCGTTCACCCGTACCCGTGAATGGCCACGTGTTTGAACCAACGGGTGCGTCACGTACATGTGATCTGTAGAATTTTGTATAGTGACTCCATTGTACGTGGTCCTTGTAGAATGGACTCGCATCCTTTTCGTGTGTATCTAAATTGCACAAAATCTGATCCTGGCGCCCAATCGCATTGAGACCAATTACAGCACCTACACCTGTACGGCTCATTTACATTGTATTATTTTTTTAATTCATCCTTATGCTCGCGGATATAGTCGATGATGCTATTCTTGATGCACCACCGTATGAAATTGAGCTGGGCCACCGTCGTTTGGATATTCTTCTCACTGTTGGGAATCTTAAACTCAATCTTGTCTGATCGACAGAATGGATCAAAGAGCTTCTTGCTGTATCCATCGAGCGTAGACTTGTATGAACAGTGGACAACAAAACGCTGACCACCTGAAGTTACAAAACTTAGATTCTTCTGTTTCGAATAATTCGTAATGAACCACTCCAAATTTCGAAGTGATATTCCATTCCTCTTTTCGAGGATGTCGCATAGTATGTCTGAATGCTTTGGGTCCTGGTAAAAGTTTTCAATCGCTGAACGGAGCACCTCGCTTCTACTCATTAAATATCTATAAGTGTGTTCTCTTTAGGTTTATTCTT